GAACGTTGGTGGTGACCAGCGTCTTGCGGGCCTGGATGTCGCGGGCCTTCTCCACGATCGCCTGGCGCTTGTACGCAAGGGTGATCGCGTCCCGGAGGATGAGAAGGGCCACGTGGCCCGCCTGGTCGCCGGTCGTGCCGGAGTCGACGTCCGTCACCGCGGGCATGCGGTCCGTGATGACGATGTCCAGGCCCGCGACGTTGCCGACGCGGCCGGTCTGGATCGCGGTGTTGCCCGCGCCCACCTTGTCGGCGGACAGGAAGTCGTCATCCTTGCGCAGCTGCGTGTACTGCTTGCTGTGGATGACGACGCCCAGGACCTCCGACATGTCGTAGTCCTCACCGAGCAGGGCGGTGGCGTCGACGATGGAGTCGTACGTCATCGGTCCCTTGACCGTGAGCGACAGCGGGGAGGTCGTCGGCTCCGTGTCGCCTGCGCCTCCATTGGTGTGGGTGTGGGTCGCCGCCGCGATGATGTCAGCGTCGATCTTGCGGGCCACGGACAGCGCAAGCTGCGTGGTCGCCTGGCCCTGCGGGTCTCCCATGCCGTAGAGAATCGACCGGTCGGTGATACCGATACCGGTACCAGCTTCCTTGATGCCGATGCTCTTGCTGGTCTGGGTGAGCTTACGCAGCTCGATGACGTCGTCCTCGTCGAGGTCGTCGGCGTCGCCGATGTAGGCCCAGGAGGGGAACGAGATCGTGTCGCCCGGGTTGCCCTGCAGTGTGGTGTCGAGCGTCACGAACGGACGCATGACCGCCTTGCCGGGGACCTTGAGGCCGATCTCTGCGCCCCAGACCTCAGGAATGATCAGGTCGGAGGCGTGAGTGTACTGGTCAGCCACTGTTATTGCCTTTCAGGTTAGACTGCCGACTTGAGCATCTCCGAGGAGAGCTTGTCGAACAGTGCTCGGTTTGTCTGGAACAGCTGCGACTTCTCGGTGACGGTCATACCTTTGAAGTCGTCGACGCTGATGTTGGTCTGCGAGCCTCCGGGTCCCCCGTGCTGCTCACCGCCCGCCGCACCCGGGCCGGTTCCACCGGTCCCGAACACGGGGTCGTCTTTGGTGACGCTCTTGACCAGAGCGTCAAGCTTGTCTGTGAAGTCGGCGGCCTTGGGGTCGAGGTCCGAGAACCCCGGCGCTTTGGCCAGCTTGAACTCCAGGTAGTCGCCCTGTGCCGGGTCGACCTTGTTGCGCCAGGCGGCCTTCGCCACCGCAGCGTCGAGGAGGGCCGCCTTCTGGGTGGCGTCGTCCACGGCCGGTGCCGGGGCGGTCGCCTTGCCGGTGATCTTGGCCTGGATCTCCTCGGCCGTGTCCGAGTCCTTGACCTCGATGCCGAAGCCGGTGGCAAGTCCAACGAGCTGGTCGCGGCGGGCCTTGGCTTTCAGCTCGCCCTCCTTCGCGATGCGGGCGTCGGCCTTCTCGCGGTTCAGTCGGGCGTTGTCGGCTTCGAGCCGGGCGATCTTCTGCTCGGGGGTCTCTCCGGCAGGTGGGGTCGGAGTCGGCGCACCAGCGCCCTGACCACTTTCAGCGCCGGATGCGCCCGCAGCACCTTGGCCGCCGTCGCCTCCCTGGCCGCCGCCCTGGTCGCCTGCACCGACGTACGAGATTCTGGGGTTTCGGATGAACATCGCGTTTGACCCTCCCGGTCTGGCGACGCGTCCCACGTCGCGTTAGGCAACATCGTAGCATGTTACCGTGACTCGGCGGTACGCTTTGTCTATCGGTCAAGCGCGGCGTACTTCTCGCGGATCTCCTCCAGGGGCTTGCCCGTGACCCGGGCCTCCACAGCCATGGCTTCCTCTTTGGTGACCAGACCGGCCAAGTACCGCAGGCCCTGGGGGCTGTGCAGCACAAACACCATGTCAATGTCACGCGCCATCGTTGATCACCACGATCTGCTTGGGGTCGGCCACCACGATCTCGGTTATCGGGCCGCGGCGCACCAGCTTACCGGCGAACTCATCGTACTGCATGTACACGGCGTCGTAGCCGTGGTCTTTCGCGAATGCGGAGATCGCGTCGGCCACACCGGGGTCAGGGTCGTACATGTCGAACTGCCCGCCCTTGAAGTCGGGGTTTTTCAGGATGTCCAGGATGTTGATCGGGCGCTCGGCTTTCACCATCACCTCGACCGTCGCGGGCTTTCCGCCCGGCAGGTACCGAGCGTACTCATCCGCATACTCCTTGATACCCGACAGGTACACCCCGTGGCCGAGCAGGGCGGTGTTCGTGTTCTTCCCGCCCAGCGCCGCGTCGAACCCACCAGTGCGGATAGACTCGTACGCCTCGGGGCTGGTCCCGTGGTAGTACGTGCCGCGGACTTTGGTCCCGGCCATGTATTCCTCGGCCGCTGCCCGGGACATGACCGGCTGCCACCCTGGAGGGCCAGAAGGCATCGGTGGCTCAGGCTTCGGCCCGCCCGGCGTCCGCGGAGGCTGCGGCCCGTAATGCCCCGTGATCTGCTCACGCTCATACTGCCGCACCAGCCCCGGGTTCTCCCGCACCAGCTGCCGCAACCGCGCCTGGTAGTTCGCCACCGCCCCCGACGCCTCCGACAGCGCCCGCGGTGTGATCGCGATCGACTGCCGGTACTTCCACGACCGGACCTGCCGCTCCAACGCCCGCTGCTGCTGGCTGGCCTCGTACACCGTCCGAGACTCCGGAATCCGATCCACCGCCAGGTCCACACCCGGGATGTAAGTCGCCAGCCTGCACCGGCAGTTCGGGTGCCCCCAACCTGCAGACCGCGCCTCGTCCAACGTGGCCGCCACGTGCACCGTTATGGCCTCGCCGGTCACCAAGTTGGTCGTGGTCAGGATGCCCTTCGACCCGTCCAGGCTCAGGATCTTGCCGATCCACACATCGCACTTGTCACAGGGGTACGGCCCCGGCTGGATGTAGCACAGGTTGAACCCGTTGGCCTGCATCGCCTGGGCGTGACCCAGCACCCCAGCGTTGGTCGTCGCCGTCCGCACCGACATGGTCACGTAGTCCGGCAGGGTCATCACCCCGCGACCCACCGGCACCGACCCCAGGCCCGACTCGAACGCCCGGTTCAGCGCCGCCTGGGTGGCGGTTTTGCGAAACTGCGCACCGGTGGCAGTCTGTCCGGCCGCCTGCGCTATCGCCTGCCGGATCTTCTCATCCGCCGACCCCAACAACGGCACCGTGGCGGACTCGATAGCGCCGGTGGCCGCCTTCGCGATGGTCTCCACGGCGGCCGTCCGGGCCGGTGCGTTCCAGGGCACGTCGGGCAGATACCGGGAGGCGTCCTGGTAGGCGGACAGCGACCCCTGCTGGTAAGCGTCATCCACCACATTGCGGATCGCCGACTCGGCCTGCTTGTTCGCCGCGTCAAGCTGGTTCCACGCCATGTTCCGCAGCGCCTGCAACTGGGCCAGCTTCGACTGCTCCCAGTCGGTCAGGGTGAGACCCTGGGTCAGGTACTTGGCGTACCGCTGCAACAGCGCCACCTCAGCATTCAGGTAGTAGTCGGCCACTTGCCGCGCTGCCGCCTGTCCGAGGTTCGGGCTGATCGCCATACAGACAGTCTACCGGTAGCGGTCCAGGATATACGCCCCGAGCCCCGCACTGGCAGAGATCGTCTGCTCGTCCGGCGAGATCACGTCCCGCGCCGCCTGGTGGTTCTGCTCAATATCCGGGTTGGTCCACTCCACACCGACCACCCACGCCACAGGGTACGGGTGCATGCCCGCCCGGAGCACGGCCAGGTACTCACCGATTGCCCGTTCGACCTGCTTACGTGCGGCGATGATGGCCGGGTCGTTCCAGTCCGGTGCGGGCAGGTCCTCCTCGTCCATCACTGGTCGGCCGTCTGGTCAGCGGTGGGGCCTGCCGGGCGTGGGGTCAGCCCCAGTGTGGTCGGGTCTAGCGCCGGGGGCATCGCTGCGGCGTTCTCCTTGATCAGCCGCTCGACCTCTTCCGCCTTCTGCCGTTCGTCCCAGTCCGGGTGCAGGGTGTCCACGATCACCTCACGTGAGGCGATCTTCGCCTCAGCCAGGACGGCGGCCGTCTGCGCCAGCTCGATAGCGGTCGCCTGGTTGGACTCCGGGAACTCCACCTCGACCTGCAACGCCGGACCCTGGCCGAACACCTCCGCATCCACCGCCAGTAGCGTGGTCAGGATGTCGTTCAGGGCGGGCTGGAGGTAGCGCAGCTTCTTGTCTCGGGTGTTCGCCGTGCGCCGGTCGTCCGACACGATCTCGGTGGCGGTCTTGGCCGTGCCCGCTTCCTGCTGCGCCTGGCCGTCGCCGGTGGACCGGGGCGAGTAGCCCATGTCCTTGATCGCCCGTTCGATCAGTGCGTTGATCGCGGCCAGGTACCCGTCGACTCGCATCTGGAACTGGGAAATGGTGATCGGGGCGGCGTTGTCGTTCTCAGCCGGTGGCATGTTCAGCCCGACGAACACCTGCTGGTCGATGTTGAACGACTGGCCCCGTCCGGCCCCGTTGTCGGTTAGCATCGACTGGTCGACGATCAGGCGGCCCTTCGCCATCCGGATCTCGTTCATCATCAGCGAGTAGGTCTCGTCGATGGCGTGGAACACCGACATCACACCCGGGGTGAAGTCCGACCGGCCCGCCCGGTTCTCAAGGTCGGTGTTGTCCGGCAGCACGTTCGGCACGGACAGCCCGGTGCGCCGGTCGACCGAGGTCGGGATCACCACCGTGTTGCCTTCCGGCCGGGCGTTCTCCACCTTGAGCACCCAGGCGGTGGCGGGCTGGTCGGTCAGCGGCACCTGCACGCCCACCCGCTCCGCGTCGCCCTTGTACAGGGCGTGGGTGATCTGGCCCTTCTCGTGGTACTCCAACCAGCGGTAGTATGACCCGCTTTCCACCGCGACGACCGACCAGTAGGTGACGGCGGTCTGCCTGCCGTAGTGGAACTCCGGGATCACGGCGTATGAGGCTATCCAATCCAGGAACGGTCCCTCGGGGAACAGCTCTTTGTTCCAGTTGACCCGCAGGCCGACGTTGCCGAGCGCGGCGGAGGTCTCCAGTGCTGCCAGCAGCATGGCCTCAAACCCGAACTGCTGCAGTAGGTAATCCAGCCGGTCTTGCGCCTTCTGCGCCTCAGGCGACATCACCTTGATCAGCCGTGGCGCATCGTCGGCCGGGTCGTCGGCCTCGGGCGTGTCCCCGCCACCCGCGGTGGGGAGGGTCTGCTTCGTCGCCTGCGGATGCAGCGGCTGCTCCTGCGGGTTCGGGTCGACCACCCGCACCTTGGGCGGGTCGGAGGCCAGGATCTCGGCCGACAGTGCCGCCGCCGAACGGGCCAGGTCCACGTGCATCTTCTGGGACAGCGGGTTGCCAGGGTCCGACATGGGGTTGGGGCCTTCGCCCCAGAACGTCTTGATCCCGAACCAGGACGATGCCTGGCGCACCCACCCGGCCGGGGTCAGGGTTTCGCGGGTGGAACGCTGTGCACCGCGGTTGCCGGACGGGCCGGTCGGCTCCTGGTTGTCGCCGGGCACGTAGTAGAACCCACCCAGCAGGGTCGGGTCACCGGCGTACCAGATTCGTGCCTCGTCGACATGCACCAGCCTGCGCTGGTGCTGCAGCGGGGGCCAGAGCGAGTTCTCGATAGGCAGCGGCATGGCAACAGACTAACACGTCAAAAGTCTTCGTCGTTATCGTCGAGCTCGTCAGCGTGCACCTGCGTGGTCCCGACGTAGTCCCGCCAGTAACGCCGGAAGGTGTAGATCGAGTACCGCCAGGCGTCCACCTCGTCGTCGTCCTTCTTGACCGGTTCGGTGTTCCCACGGTCGGCCGCCTTCGCGTCCCACATGTACCGGGGGATGGCGTCCAGCAGTTGCGGGTTGTCTTCCTTGACCACGTAGAGTTGCCGGAGCTTGGCCAGCGAGGACACGGTCTGGATGCCAGACAGTACCGCCTTGTGGGCGTTGATCGCGTTGCTGTAGCCCTGCCGGTAGAGCTGGATCTTGAAGGTCGCTGCGGCGGAGTCGACCGCGTAGAAGTCGGGTTTGGGCCAGTCGCCGGGCCAGGACTCCACCCACTGCCCCAACGAGTCGGCGTGTTCGGACACGGTGCCGGTGCCGGGTGCCCACTCTTTCAGGGTGAACAGCCGGGGTTCCAGCCGGAACCGGTTCGGGTTGGCCCGCCTGCCGTTGAGGTCCCAGCGGACGGTGCCGTCCTCCCGGCTGACCCACACTTTGCCCAGCCCGAGCGCGTACCCTCGGGTCTGGTGCACGGTGCCGTAGTCGACCCCCACCCCGAACACCCGCTCGATCTGCGGCAGCTGGGTCCGGGAGATCACGTTGGCGTCGAAGTCGAACATCCCGTAGACTGCGCCCTCGGCCGCAACCCACAGCCCCTCCACGAACCGCTGGTACCACAGGCCGGTGAACTCCAGGGCGATCTGTTCGAAGTAGCGGGGGTTGTCGCGGATCAGTGCCGTGTTGTCGTACCGGGTGAAGTGGTAACGCTTGTACCCGAGCTTGCGCGCCCGGTCGATCACTGAGGTTTTGAACCAGTGGCGGGGACCGTCTGGGTTGGTCGTGCAGAACAGTTGCGCACCGGCGATCGACATGCGGCCGAGCAGCTGGGTCCAGAACTCTTCCGCGACCAGGGTCGCCTCGTCGACGTACGCCCCGGCGACGGTCATACCGCGCAGCACGTTCTCTGACCTGGCGTCGGATGCGCCGAGCACCCAGACGGTCCGGCCGAACATGGTGGCGGTGGGCGCTCCTGAGGTGTAGTGAACGTATTGGGCCAGCTCTCCCATGATGGCTTGGTCTTGCAGCGGGCCGAACACGTTGCGGGCGAGGGACTCTCGGGTGCGGCCGATCACGACCAGCTCGCCACCTCGGGGTGCGTCGACGACGTAGAAGGCCCAGGCGATCAGCGATGCTACGGTTTTGCCGGAGCGGATGGCTCCGTCCCAGATGCAGACGCGGGGCAGTTCACCGGCGAATGCGTAGGGTTCAGTCTCCCCGGCTTTAGGCTCCGCGCTAAAGGGTTTGAATGAGTGCTGGATGGACCAGACCTGTTTGGGTGACAGGTGGTCGAACAGTGGGTGGTCGGGCACCGCTTCCAGCTGCTTCACTGCGGGTCGTCCTGGATGCCGGGGTTGGTCTCGATGACGATGCGCCGGATGCCGCCGACGATGGATTTGGCTTCGGACAGGCCGCCGTCGTTGTTGGCCTTCTCCAGTGCGGTGACGGAGCTGATGGTTGCCGCCACCGAGGTGAGGAGGTTCCTCATATCCTGAGGTGGGATGTACTGCAGTTCGATCTCGGTGACGTCGGCCCCGCCCATGCCTTTGATCGTGGTCCGGAACCTGCGCTGTCCGGCGCGTACGTCGGTGATCTCGTCCATGATCGACTTGGCCAGCTCGTGCATGGTGCGGATGTTGGACTCGCGCAGCTGCTTGATATCGGCGGCGTTGTGCTCCAGCGCGGGCAGCATCTTGGCTTTGTTGAATATCAGGCCGAGCTGCTTCGCGTGCCGGGAGATGGTCTCGCCGGACCGGCCCATCTCCTTGGTGATGGAGTGCAACGACCGCCCGAGCGAGTGCAGCTTTTTGAGCTGCGCGTCTTCCTCTCGCGTCCAAGGTCGAGGTGTCGCCATGGTCGTGCCTCCCGCACCGCGGCCCATCCCGGACCGTGTCATAAGTAAACCACAAGGTCGGGTTACGCGCATGCGAGCACCCAAACACCTGACGTCTTTTCTGGCTTCTCCGGCGCTCTTCGCGGCGTCCCCGTTGCGCTCTTGTAACCCAATACTTGACTCGAAGACAAAGATGTGGTTGACTGGATGTATCGGTTGAGGAATGGCCTCGACCCGAAGAACCGGAGAGAACGATGAACGCCACCCCCGCAGTCAGCCAGGCGCACGCGACGAACGCAGGCCAGTGCCTGTGCGGTTGCGGCGAGACCCCGGCTGCGAAGAGCAACTACCGCCCGGGCCACGACGCCCGGCACGTCAGCATCCTGCTGCAGGACCTCAAGAACGCTGCGGCGGACGAGGGCCACAAGAAGCACATCAATGTCAGCGACGCCCGCGGTGCGCTGGCTGCCCTGCCGTCGCCGGAGCTCAAGGCGAAGCTGTCCGGCGCGATTGCCCGGTTCAACGCTGGCCGCCCGGCGAAGGTCCAGCCCAGTCCGGCCCGGGCCGACGCCACCGCCGAGCAGGTGGAGGTTGAGGCCGACCCGCACATGGTCCAGCCTGCGACTGAGCCCCAGATCGTCGGCCTGGACTCAGTCAAGGTCGGCCGTTGGGAGTACCCGGGCCGCCAGTACGCGGACGGCACGCAGACCCGCAACACGCAGCGGGACGGCTCCGGCGAGTGGGTGCAGGCTTGACCTCCTCGCTCGACGGAATAGCGCCGGTCGGTGGCGACCGGGTCGATTCAAGGCCCGGTCTCAGGTTCGAAGCCTGACGGCGCACGGTCCAACCGGACTCAACCAATCACACACATAGGAGTCAACGATGTCGCAGTACACTGACCTGCTGGGCGGCCAGATCTTGGACCTCACGGTTCAGATCGAGGATGCCAAGGACGCGGTCCCGGATTACGACCGTATCCAGGCGATTACCAGGAAGGACGACCATGGCGCGATCACGACCTGGTTCAACCAGAACGGGCCGGGCAAGCTGAGCAAGGTCATCCTCGGCCTGCTGGAGGTGGAGTCACTGAGCAAGCAGCGGGAGGCGGTCGTGAAGGCGTACGTGGCTGCGATCCGCGCCGAGCGTGAGGCTGCCAAGCCCCCGGCCCAGCAGTTCCCGTTCCCGGAGCACACGTTCCGCCAGGATGTGGTCGACGCGGAGCGTGCCGAGGCGCAGCGGGCTGCCTTCAACCAGATCAACCGGGACAACCCGGACGCCGAGCCCTTCGACGATTAGGAGACCACAATGTCCACCTCACCCATGTCGGACGCGATCCCGTCCGGCCCGCAGCCGCAGCCTCAGGACTTTGGCACCCCGCCCCGCCAGCACAGGCGGCACTCCACCCGGTCTGCACTGATCGCCGCGGGTGTGTTGGCTCTGGTCACGGCCGGTTCGCTGTCGCTGTCGGCGGTTACGCTGGCGCAGTCGGCTCAGGCGCAGCAGCATGCGCAGGTGGCCCAGGCGCAGCTGCATCGCACCCAGGAGTCGTTGTCGTCGGTGCGCAGGCAGCTGGCCGATTGCAAGCAGGCGGCGACGCTGTGGAAGGCTGCGGCCTCGGACGAGGCGCAGGCGTTCACGAACTGGTCGGAGTCCTTCCCGTATGGGAAGCTGGACCTGTCGCGGGCGACTTCCGACGTGTCGGAGGCGAAGCAACAGTGCCCGGTGCCGTAGACTGACAGACTGAGACCCCGGACGCCACCCCGAATCCCCCAGGCGTCCGGGGTCTCGCTATGCTAGGTGCCCGCCTACCCGACAGGCTGTGCACGCTGCGTGAGCTATCGTAGCAGACTAGCCGCGTGCGGTCCAGTCGCCGTCTGCTCGTGCTCCGTTTTTGACTTCTTGCCAGACGTAGATGGTGGCTCCGGCTGGGATGGGCAGGATACCGTATGGCCCGCCGAGCCACCGGTCGGACCCGGCCCCGCCGAGGTCGTCCCAGCGGAACATCACGTCATACCACAGGTCGGTCCTGCCGTCGCGGGGCCGTTCGTTCTTGACCACCGTGGTGATCTGGGCGGGTCGGTTGTTGATCGGCATGACCATCCCGCGTTTGAGGTCTTCGACTTTGACCGTGACGGTGTTCTTCTCGCTCATCGTCCGACCACCTTGTAGTCGTGGTTCCTCGGGATCGGCACGTGTTGTCGATCGATGATGCCGAACCCTCCGTGGGTCCATTGCTGGGCCAGGGTTACACCCAACCCTACGGGGCGGATGGTGAATATCGGTCGGCCACAGGCCAGGCATGTGTCTCTCATCGCTTCTGCCCCCGGCGCTTGTTGATCCTCCGCGACTTGCGGGCTTGCTTGTTCTGTGCTCGCCGCCGTTCCAGTGCTCGCCGTTCGGCGTCGCCGGTGCGCGAGGCTTGCACCTGCAGCCCGCGGTTGCGGTTGACGGTGTCGGGGATGACTCCGGCTGCGCCGAGCCTGCTCTCCACTTCCCGCACGTCTATCTTCGTGTGCCCGTCCGTGACCTTGGAGATGCTCCGCTGACCTCTAGCCCGTCGCTTGTTCTCCAGCTTACGGGAGAACCGCTCGCGGGCTGCGTCGGCAGCCTGCTTGCGCTCTGCCGCAGCCCACCGCTCCTGCTCGTTCTGGGCCTTGACCCTCTGCTTTTCCATCGCTGTCAAACTCCTGTCGATCCGAATCCTTGGGTGCCGCGTTCGGCTTGGTCGAGCTGGTCCACCCGCTGCATGGCCCACTCGTCAGTGCCCATGATGGGGATCAGCTGGGCCAACCGTTCCCCCTCGTGGACCCGCACCGTGGTCTGTCCCAGGTTCCAGACTCCGGCGAACAGCTCGCCGCGGTACCCGTTGTCGATGATGCCGGGGTTGACCAGCAGCCCGCGCTTGCGCAGTGTGCTGGACCGGCCGGTGAGCATGCCCCAGTAGCCGGGCGGCAGCTGCACCGCCACCCCGCTGCGGACGTCGACGAACTCACCGGGTTGCACGTATACGTTCTGGGCGACGTACAAGTCGAACCCGGCGTCGTCGGGGTGTGCCCGGGTGGGTTCGCGTGCGCCGGTCAGCAGTGGCGTCCAGTAGATGTTCTGGACCATGGCCCGCACCTTGACTGCCACGTCGACCCTGCCTACCACCGTCGCCATCACAGGCCGCCTCTCTTGCGGAATGACCCGGACTGCTTCTCGCGTACCCACAGCCACTTCTGGGTGAGCGCCAGCAGCCGGGTCAGCTCGCGCATCAGCACCAGCAGGTCCGGCGCGGTCAGGTACTTGAAGTCCTGGCCGGTCCAAGACCCGATGCCTGAGGACCGGAACGCCCCGATCCGCTGACGCATGCCGTTGCGCTTTCCGGGGTCTCGGCCTCCGTCGTCGGTATCGAACGTCCCGGCCAGGGTCAGCCCGGTTGCCTCTTCGTCGTCGTACTTAGCCATCAGACTGGCCACCCTCCTACTGCCCGAATGCGTTGGACCATCCGCACGTACACCCCGATATCGAGCAGGGTGTCGTCCGAGACTGCCCGGCCTTCCTGGACTGCCGCCGTCCAGCGGCTCATCTTGCCGCGGATGTAGAAGTAGATGCCGAGCTCTGCGGCTTCGGCGTCACTGACGCCTTCGCCGTGCCGGATCTCGTCCAGGTCGTTCCCGATATCGATCAGGTCTTTGGCTCGCCCGGCTCCGCCGTATTCGAACATCTTGTCAATCAGCGGCCCCACCTCGGCCTCGGCTGTGTCGATCCACCATGCGTGCAGGTCTGCTGCCACGTCGTTGGCCTGGTCCACTTGCGGCTGGCTTGCCTGCTCTGCGCCCACTACGCGTTCGGCCTTGGCGCACAGCTCATCAAGCTCCGCCTGCTCCGAGTCGGACCGATGCGTCCCCTTGGCCAGCAGTTGGGAGACCCGCAGGGCGTCCCACTCAGTCCATTCCTCGCGCATCAGGCCACCGCCCCGAGTCCGAGCCAAGCCATGTCGGTGGGCGACGTGGTCACCCCGTAGATCGGGCATCCGGCTTCGTCGGCCAGCCGATCCAGGAACTCACCAGCCACGGCCTCGACCTGCTGCTCGTCGGTGACGCCTGCCAGGTCTGGGAACTCCTGGTCGAGCATGGTGATGATGAGCTTCACCGTGGTGGCCCCGCCGTTCGCAGCGACTGCCCGGCGCACCAGGTCGCCGTCCCACCGGCCGACCCGGCGCACCTTCTGGGTGACCGTGGTCCGCTCTTCGGGCAGGCCCAGCTCCTCCCAGGTGGTCTCGTGCATTAGCGGGCCGGAGTTGCCCGCCACCCGGATGGGGTAGACCCGCGCCACGGCGTAGACGGTGACCTTCTGGTGTGGGGCATACCCCGTCACCCCGGCCATGGCGAGGAAGTCGACGGCGCGGCAGTCTGAGGAGGTGCACTGCGGGTAGTACCCGGCGTGCAGGCCCAGCCCGTAGCCCTGGGTGCCTTCGATTACGACCTGCTCCCATTCGGGGTCGTTCAGGTCAAGGTCCGACACGACCACGCCGTATTCGGCGAGGGTGGTCATCAGGGCCGGGTAGTCCTGGACCCGTCGGGTTTCGCGCAGGATGCGCCGGGACCGTGCAGCGCCGATGCCTTTGCCGGTACTGCCGACCCGTTCGACCAGGGTGTGTCCGCGTTCGATGCCTTTGTCCAGGTCCTCGATCACGGTGGCTTCGGGTGACACGATCAGCTGTGGGGTGTGCCAGCCGTCGCGCAGCTGGATGAGCTCTTCCAGCAGCACGGGTGGGTCTATCTCGGAGCCTGGGGCGATGTACAGCAGCACGTCGTCGGATATTGCTGCGCCGACTGGCACCTGCCGGAGGGCGTACCTGCGGCCGTTGGTGTCGTAGACGGTGTGTCCGGCGTTGGGTCCGGCCACTCGCACGTTCACCACGCGGGCTTCGCCCTCGCCGGGCAGTCCGCCGTCCATGGCGAGCCGGATCAGCTGCGCGGTGACGTGTCCTTTGGCTTCGGAGCCGAACTGCGCCCCTACCACCACGTCGATCTTGGTCATCGTTTCCTCTCTTAGCGCCTCTATCTGAGGCTGTTCTCCCATCTTAGCGGATGCTTGACTCTCGGGCAACTGGTGCCACCGTGTGAGGTGCCACCACAACGATTCCTGCGCCAGCCACTCCTCGCGCCAGGTGATCGATGTGCCGCCGCAGACCGGGCACCAGGCGTACCAGCCGCGGCCGTTGGACCCCTCGACACTCACTCGTCCTGCCCCTCCCAGCACCGGCAGTCCACGCTGTACTCGGGCACCTGCACCACGCGGAACCCGCACTCGGGGTCGCAGTGGGTCACCGGCACCCGCATCCGGCCGACCTCGTGCCCGAACATCGTGGTCGAGTACAGGCCGGTGCCGATCTTGTGGACCCCGTGGAACAGACAGCAGGTCACCCACTCGTTGCCGGGGTCGGGTGCGCCCCGGTTCCGCAGCGCGAACAGTATCGTGACCATGGCTTACTCCTTGTCGTTCCACCGTTTGGCGTCGGCGTCGCCGGGCACCCCGTTGAACCAGGTGGGCCACATGGTCCGGGCCAGCTCCACCACGTGGTCGACCATCGCCGCCCCCTCGTTGCCTTCGGGCAGCAGCAGCACCATCGAGTCGTGCACGGTGAGCACGATGCCCGCGCCGTTCTCCTCGTCCTGCCCGAGCTGGTCGCGCAGGAACGCGTCGGACTCCAACCACCAGTCGATCCCGAACTGCGCCAGGGACGGCTGCACCCGCTGGTTGAACGCCTTGTGCGCGTCCTCCATCGGCCGGAACCACCGGTATTCGCCGTTGCGCAGCCTGATCCAGCCGACCCCGCGGCCGTAGAACCCTTCACCCATCCGGGACAGCACCGAGTTCTCATGTTGCCGTATGGCCTGCCGGTACTCGGGGTAGAGCGCGTTCCAGTCCGACACCAGGTCCTGCGCCTGGTCGTCGGTCAGTACCACCCCGGTCTGCTTGCGGATATCGGCCTGCAGCTTCTCCCACCCGATCCCGAAGATCAGGCTGAAGTTGCCGCGTTTTGCGACGTTGCGGATGCGTCCCCACTCGGGGTCGCCTTTGCGCACCTGGAATAGCTCGGTGGCGGTGTCGCCGTGCAGGTCGGCTCCGGCGTGGATCAGGCTCAGCATGCGGGAGCATCCGGCCATAAGCGCCGCCACTCGCAGCTCGGCCTGGGCTAGGTCCACCTCCCACAGCTCCCAGCCTTCCGGCACGCCTGCCCCGATCAGCTGCCTGGGGGTCCGGGCTTCGCCGAGCGCGCCCAGCCGGTAGTCGTGCGGGATCGCCTGCAGTTGGATGTTCTCCACCGAGAACCTCCCTGAGGCGGTGCCGTTCTGCCGGACGGAGGTGCGCAGGCGGCCGTCGGCTCCGGCGCGTTCGGCCCAGCCTTCGTACCAGCGGGACAGGGCGGTGTCGATCTTCTGGATCTTCTGCCAGGCGGCGGCCCCGGGGTAACGCTCCACTCCCTCCACCACCTGGTCGTCCACCATCCTCTGCAGCAGGTCCTCGGTCAGCTGCGGATCGCCGCCGTCGGTGGTGCCCAAGGGTGGCAGCCCCAGCCCGGCCACGCCCTGCTTGACCCCGTCGCCGAACCAGTAGTGCTTGGCCATGGGCAGGGTGGGTGGTCGGAACGGCAGCTGCTTGACCAGCTCGGCCCGAGCCTGCCGCAGCTTCTCGGCTTCGGCACGTGCCCCCGCCACCGAGAAGGGCAGGCCGCGGCGTTCCATCCGGTACAGGAACCGGGAGGTCTCTAGCCTGCGATCCATCAGCCGTTGGGCGACTTCGCGTGAGCCGAGGCGTTTCTCGGCGGCTTCCATCCCGTAGGTTTCTTGCCAGGCCCGGAGTCTTGCAGTGAGCCGGGCGTCTTGGTCGGCGTAGCGTCCGATCACTTCCCAGGGCATCAGGTCCCAACGGCCGCTGGGTAGCTTGCGTTTGGTCAGGTACGACTTGATCACCTGCTGTTCGTTGGTCTCGGCGACGCCCCATAAGCCCGCTGCGGTCGGTTTCAGCGATGTGGTGCCGAACCGGTAGCTGGTCATGAAGTCGGCTCCGTTCTGGGTGTCCCAGCTGATCAGGTGCATCAGCTTCACCCATAAGCCTGGCCACCGGCGCACCCCGGCGTTCATCATGTGGGCGTCGAACTTGGCGTGGTGGGCGGTCAGCCCGACGCCCTGGCCGACCAGCACCAGCCACTGGATCAGCGCGGTGTATTCCTCCATCGGCAGGTTCTCGGTGTCGGACCACAGTGAGGCCAGCCCGGTGTCTTCGGCTTTGCCAGTGCCATCCACGCCTTGGTCGAATGGCCAGGCGAATGAGACCACCGGTCGCCGGTCGCGGCCTTTCTCGTCGACCTGCTCCCAGGCGTAGGTTTCGATTCCGTCCAGGCTGAACTCCTGGTGGATCTGGACTCCGCGCTCTCGCTCTGGGCGGCCCTCGTTGGTCTCCGCCAGCCAGCCCCACCATTCGCTGTCCTGGTCCAGCCAGCCGACCGAGACTGTGGATACTCTCGCGCCGGAGTCTACGTACAGCCCTGAGGTTTCGGTGTCGACTGCTACCGGGTGTCTGGGTCGCACCCCGTCGTGCCATGCGCGCAGCAGGTCACTCGGCTTCGTTACCGGCATCGGTGTTCTCTTTCTCTTCGTCTTGCTGCTTAATCACTTGCCCCAGCAGCGCGTACATTCGGCGGTACATCGCGTCGCGCTCTGCGGCGCGTTTCTTCCAGTGCTCTACGGCAGACGGGCTGCCGTACTGGTCCGCCATATCGGCGGCATACTTGGTGGCATTGATCGCGGGCTTTAGTTTCTTCGCGAGGTCTGCCAGCTCGTCATGGATAGTAGCCATACCACTACTGTACTCGTCGTGTGCCTCAGTGTCAAGCCGGTAACGCAGTAACACCCTTCCGGAGTGCACCCGGGTTTCCGTCTTGCAGCGCATGTGACGCGCGTTTCCCCCGTGGGATATGCGCCCGCACGCACGAGGGTCTCTAAGGGTGTTACTGGGTGTTACTATGTTACCGCCCGCTTCCCACGGGGCCTCTGACGGTAACACCCTGGTAACGTAGTAACATATCTGGCTCTGTGGTAACACCTGCAGTAACAGGGGTATTGTTACTGCTCGGCCCGGGCCAGGACTGCTGCGGCGTACAGACTGGAGAGCTTCCGGTAGCGCTGCGCACGACTGGTCCCGGCCACCTTGAACGGCTTCGAGGTGCCTGCTTCACACACCCGGTCGGCCTGCTGCCGGATAGCATCTTCGCTCTCGGTCCGCACCGCCACCCGGTGCATGTGATCCCTGGCCCAGGCGGCTGCCACCAACCGGGTGTTGATCCACACTTCGGTGTCTGCCGCCAGCAGGTCACCTGCGTTCGGGTCCCGGACTACCAGCACCGGCGAGTCGATCCCCTGGAACCTGCCCATCCGCTGCTCCTCCGGGCGGTCGGTCGGGTGGAAGGTGGAGATCGCCCAGGGCAGGATCTGCAAGGTCAGGGTGTTGTCGGAGTTCAGGCTGTCCCGGGTGGTCTGCAGGCCCAGCCAGCCCCGCACTGCCTGGACGGTGGGACCCTGGCCCTCCCAGGCCTGCTCGTGCCCCAGGAGTGAATCGAGAAGGTGTGCCCCGGCCAGCATGACCGCCGCCTTGTCTCCGGTTCTCCCCGATACCGTCCGGCGCTCGTCGCGCAGTATCTGCAGTGTCTGCTCAGCCCGCTGTAGGGCCATCTGCTGCAGTCGACCGGCCAGCACTGCCAGCCCCTCCTTGCTCGGGTACTGCGCCATCAGGTCCAGGATGTCATCCCATTGCGCCCTGGAGGGGTCGCGGAGGCTCTTCCTCCCCACCGGGGAAGCCGCGTCGATCACTACCGCCCGGTCAGCCAGCGCCTTCTGTGAGTTCATCCCCAAGTGCTCGCCGGTGATGAAGATCGGCGCGACTATCTGTGTGCTCTTCACCCCGTTCCGGTCGATATCCATCTTCGAGGCGGTGCCGTTGCTGGTCGACGCCCGCAGGATCTCACCGTACGCGGTCAGGTCGTCCAGGTCATCGGCCCAGACGATGCCGTTACCGTTCGAGCTCGCCAGGTCCCGCAGCACCGGCCGGGTCGGCACCACCTGGCCGCGGGTGTTCCCGTTCAACGCCACCATCAGGCGGAAGTAGCCGTTGGTCTTGCCGCTCTCGGACGCTGCCTCCACCCCGAAGAACGGGAAGATCGAGGTGCGCTCCTGGATCTGCGGTTTCAGCAGGCAGGCTGCCCACCATGCCCCGAATAGGGCGGTGACGGTCTCGTCCTGGAAGGTCTGCACCTCGGTGAGCACCCGGCGCACCTCCTCCTCGTCGCCCTCGAACCCGTAGGTGAAGGGTGCTACGTCACGCTCCAGCAACCTCGGGTCGGCCACCACACCGGACTGCTCCTTCGGCTTCGGGCCGTCCTCGGTGATGACCCCGTCGTGGGTGACGAACACCGCAAGCTCCGGGTGCCAGCCCAGGGTCGGGGTGATCTTCACCTCGGGCGGCTGCTGTGACTCCATGTACTGCAGCAGTCGGGTGGTCACCGGCATCTGGGGTGACGCGTTCACCGGCTGGTAGGTCGTGCAGGCGAACCCGGCCAGCCAGCGTTTGACCGACCGTTCGTCGCCGAAGGTCTCCGAGTCGACCGCGGTGCGGATCACCTCACCGTTCAGTCGGGTGATCTCCACCCAGTAGGACCGGCGTGAGGTCTCCGGGTTGATAGCCACACCTAACGCCCGGATGTCGAACGGGGCGTACTGCGCCTCGGAGAACCGGGGGCCGTCGTCGTCCGCCCGGGAGGACACCTGGCATAGCAGGGTGCGGCCGGTGCCGCGCAGGTACCCGTTTACCTCGGTCATGTCCCGCTCGGGGTGGTTGCCCACCTCGGCGCTCCAGACCGACTCCAGCACCTTCTCGGTGTCCTCGTAGTCGGGGTCGACCTTTGCGGCGGCCTCCCGGACGTGGGTCTCGTACAGGTCGCGCATACTCCGGTGCAGCTTGGCGTAGTGCCCGGCCACCCGGGTCAGCCAGTCGTTGGTCTGCCCGGCCCCACGGGCGGGCGGGTTCTGCAGCAGGTCGTTCAGGGTGCCCGCGATGGTGGCCCGGGGTGTCGGCTTCACCGCGGTGATCCCCCGCGACGCGCCCCGCACGGTAGCGGTTGGGGTCTTCCCGGCCTCCTCGTAAATCGCGGCCAGCTCCGCGTCAGTGAGTGTGTGGATCTCCGCTCCGTTTGTCCCGTAGGGCTTCCGGCTCTCCGGGTGGATGGAGCCGGGCAGCACCACGTAGGACCCGCGGCCGATCCGAATATCGATCCCATCCCCGAACACCGAGGTGCCAGGGCGAAGCATCGAGGCGGCCGACCCCGGCTCATACCGGTAGATCAGGTGGACCGACCCGTCACCCCGGCCGGACGGGTGCTCCCGGGTCGGCGGGAACGCCGCCAGCCGCTTGCCGCCGTGGTACACGTCGACGTCTATCGCCAGCCGGTCGTCGCCCATGTTGGCCCCGATGTTCGCGCTGGGCGTCTTTGCCCACCAGCGTTTGATCCGGTCTAGGTTTTGGGTGCCGTCGTAGGTGCCGTGGCCGTCCTGGCCGCACTCGCCCTTGCAGGGGTCGCCGGGTCCGTGCGCACGTTTGAACAGTGGTTCTTTCTGGCCGGGCCGCAGCGGGAACACGTTCCACCCGTCGCGGGCGTGCTCCAGGGCTTGGGCCATGGGGGTTCGGGTTGGGGTTTGGTTGGGGTTGGGTCCCAGTTCGCGGGCGAGGTCGCCGCTGAGTTTTGGCATCGGTGCGTCCCTGTGTCGGAGATGGCGACGGCCCCGGAATCCACTGTTGTGGCCCGGGGCCGCGCCGCTATTCTACTGCGGGTAGGTTCAGATCAGTACTCGTCCGAGTCCGACCCTCCTACGTTGCTCTCCAGCTCCTGCACCAGGTCCTCCAGCTCCTCGGGGACCTGCTCGAACCCGTTGACGTCGTTGGTCACCTTGCCCTGGTTCTTGCCGGTGGGGATCGTGTGGTGGCCGACCACCAGCACGCACCACTCGCCCACCATCTCGTCGGTGTCCGAGTCGGGGGTGAACCCCATGCCCTCGAAGAACGCGGCCAGACGCCCGCGGCTCATCCGCTGGTAGGTTTCCCACTTCTCCTGCGTCTTGTCGTACCAGCTGGGCTTGTCGGCTCCCTTCTTGCCGACCGGCAGGTTGAGGTTCGCGAACAGGGACCCGGGTTGCGATTCGCCGCCGAGGTCGTGGATGTGGTCGTACCGGGCGGACCACTGCGGGACGTTGCCGTCGTTGCGGACGGTCACCTCACGCAGGCGGCCCAGGTACTTGCCGTCCGGCAGGACGGGGTAGTCCCCACCTCCGGAGTTGATCGGCTCTTCGTTGGCCACCTGGTTGGCTGTGGCGGAGTTGAGCTTCGGCATCTCGTTACTTCCTTAGTGTTGGTGTTTCCTTGGTTGACGGCCGTTGCCGTCGTGGAGCGGGCAGGATTCGAACCTGCAACCAGGGCGCGACCCCTGCTCTGCCGTTGAGCTACCGCCCCGGGTGGGGCCTGCCAGGCTCTCAGGGAGGCAGGCCCCGGTTCGGGGGAACCTATTGAGTTTGTTGTTCAGTTGTTGCACGCCGTGCGCTGTGATCAGAGCCACGTTCACCGTCGCGTCCGGGTCGGCGCTGCGTGCACGTCCGGCTCATACGTGGCCGGGCGGTCTTTGCATCCTACAGCAGGCGGTCGTTGTCCAGGGCCTGATCCGGCACCAGCCGGTTCCACAGCAAGCGGGAGCCGCGGCCAGCACCATCGAGCGCCCCGTGCACATACACGTCGTCCACCAGCAGGCCGATGATCGTGCCGTCCACTTGCCGCAGGCAGTCCTCGTGGAAGTCGCGGCCGTAGACCGTGGCATCCACTCGACGCCGTGGGGCCTGTTTCTTCTCGTCGATCACGCCACCGCAGATATCGCAGGTGACTACGGTCTGGGTCTTGGTGGTCATGCTGCCGACTCCTTCGGTGCGGTCTTGCGGGTGCGGGTGGTGCGTTTCGGGGCGGGCTTCTCGTCCGCCGCCCGCAGCACCTCCTGGAGTGGGTCGGTGTCCGCCGTAAGGGTCTGGTCGATGTACCCGATCACCCGCTCCGCGGTGGGTTCCACGATAACGTCCGGCAGCCATCCGTAGCGGTCCTTCGTCCGGGCGTTCGCCATCTTACGGACGGCCCCACGGAAGTAGTCGCGCTCCTCATCGGCCGCCTTGGTGCGGATGAACACGTCCATCTTCCCGGCCAGCGAGTCCTGCAGTGCGGGCGACACTTGCGGGCCGTAGGTCACCCGGGAGGTGTCTTCGTCTACGTCGCGGCGTTCCAGGGCGGTCACGATCAGGTGCACCGGCAGGTCCCGGTACTTGGCCAGGATGTCGTTCAGCATCTTGGTCATGTACCCGTAGTCGCCGCGGTCGGTGAAGAACGCGTCAATGTCGGAGATGGTGGCCCCGTTCTTGCGGGCTTTGTTGACCCGGTCGTCACCCACCTGCCGGATCAGGTCGGCGGAGATCTCGGTGATCGAGTCGAACGCCACCGCCACCCAGGAGTCGGGGTCGTCCTGCAGGTCGCTCTTGATCTCCCGGTAGACCTCGTCCAGGCCCGCGTGGGTGACCCGCTCGCCGGGCTGGGGCCAGACCTGGATGTTCGCGACGTTGTAACCGCGGTTGATCAGGGTCTGCTTCTTGAGCCCGCCTTCGGCGTTAATCACCAGGATGCGGCCGCGGTTGGACAGTGATGCCAGGGCGTCGGTCTTGCCGGAGCCTTCCCGGCCCCAGTACAACAGCCGGGCGAACTCCCGGGTGTCCTCCAGCGAGGAGAACAGGCCGGAGGTGCTGCGGCCGGTGGGCTTGCGCTTGGTGTCGCGGACAGCCACCGCCTTCACCTCGCCGACCTCCTCGGCTTCGGGTGTCTCGGTGGTCAGCTGCTCGATCTCCGCCTCGGTCATTGCCGCTTCTTCGTCGGCGCTGGTCTGGGCGAACTCGTCCAGTCCGTCGGTGGGTGGGGGTGTTGCACCGCGTGCCAGCTTTGGCATGGGTTCCTCGTTTCGTTAGTCGTTGTCGGTGTGCGGGCCAGCCCCGCGTTCTCGCAACAACTCTACCGCTGTCTTTGCCCCGGTGTCAAGCCTGTACTGACGTAGCAGGTCGGCGTGAATACGCTCGACCTCCAGACAGACAAAGTCGTAAGCGCCGCCGATCCGGGACAGCGACTCGATGTTGCGCTGCACCAGGGCGGGGTCGGGGTCAGGCATGCTTGATCCAAACCACCTCGGTGCGCTGCGCACGCTGGGATAGGACCGAGTGCTCGACTCGGTCCCAGTCGGGTAGTGACAGGTCGTACATCGGGTGCTCATAGCCGGACAGAACCACTGACGCCGGGGATTCCTCTAGTGCCGTGATCAGCGCTGCGTGGTGCTCCTCCTGCACCTCCACCTCATACCGGTCGCGGACCCTCGCCCGAGTGGCCTGGATGTACGGCGGGTCTGCGTAGATCACCGAGCCCGGCACTCCGTAACGGCGGATCACCTCCAACGCGTCGAGGTTCTCAATGGTGACGTTCTGCAGCCGGGGCACTGCTTCCCAGAGCCTGGACCGGTAACGGCTCATGTACGCGGGCAAGGTCATCGACGCGGTCCCCGGTGTATAGTTGGTGCGCCACCCGGTGCCGCGGGTCAGGCCGCTACGGCCCTGGGTCAGGCGCACCCACACCGACCATGCCACTCCGAGGTCGTCCATCTCGCCGCGTCCGGCCGACTGGAACTCGACCCGCGAGTGCGGCGTGGTCTCCGCCCGCCACAGCATCTCGTCCGGCCGGTCACGCAGCACCCGCCAGAAGGTGGTCAGCTCTCGGTTCAAGTCGTTGACCACCTCGATCGGTTCTGGCTCCTTTGCGAACAGGACGGCGAGCGACCCGGCGTACGGTTCCACATATGAGGTGTGCTCAGGCAGCAGCGCTGCGATCTTCGGGCCGAGCTTGGTTTTGCTGCCGAAGTATGGGATTGGTGGCTTCACCAGACCATCCTAGCAGCGCTTGCCCAGGAGACAAAGAAAGGCCCCGCCCACCGGGTGCGTCGGCCAGGTGGACGGGGCGTGCCGAGAGGATATCTGCAAGGAAAACCCCGACGGGTATCCATCCTACAGCCGGGCCAGCTCCTGCTGCAACTGCGTCACGTTCAGCCCCTGCGGCGAGACCTTGTCCGCACCCAGCAGGTCCTCCGACACGTACACCAGCGCCTCGTCGGCGTACTTGTACAGGAACGCATGGTCCACCTTCTGCAGGCGGCCCCAGGTGACCACCAGGAAGTGCGTGCCGTCGAACCCCACCAGCGGGACGTAGTGGCCACCCTGCAGCCGAGCGCCCGGCGCGACCGACCACGGCTGGCCCGCGTTGAACTGCTGCATCGCGGTGTCCGGGAACCGAATGCCGACCCCGACCGCACCGTACAACCAGGCGGCCTGTTTCAGCTGCGCCAGGTTCTGCGGGTTCAACGCCAGGTATGCCCCGATCTTGTGCCGGGTGCCCTTGGGGCCGCGGATGCCGGTCTTGCGGCGGTACTTGGCCGCCTCTTCCATGTCCGTGCCCTGGTCGGAGCCCGGGTCGTCCTTGCTGAACCCGGTCACGGCCGCATAGTCCGCCAGCACCTGGGTCGAAGTGAACGGAATGTCCGCGCCGGAGTCGCGCAGCCGGAACACCCGGTGCTCGTGCGCCGCCCCCGCCCAGACACAGTCGCCATATTGGTCGTTGCCGTACATCCCCCAGGGCTTCGCCGGTGCCTGCGTGCCGAACGACCGCGGGACCGGCGGGAGGGTGATCTCCCCCGTCTGGAAGGTGGCGAGGCGGAACGCCACCGCGTTGGGGCGGGCAGGCTTCTTGCCGAGCTTGAACGTAGTCGGGGTGGACATGGGCGGCCTCTCAGATCCGGTGGGTGGTCTCGTAATCTGAGTGTAGCACCGCCAGCCAGATCAACCCCACGAACACCAGGACCACCAGGGCCGTCACGACAACCTGCCAGACTCGCCAGGCCCACTTACTAGCGTCGTGTACGACCAGCGTTACGGCAGTGGCCGTCGCGCCCACGGCGGCCGTCAGCAAGAACAGCAGCAGGACCAGGACCGAGGTCCACACCTCACAACGCTCGGTTCTCGCGCCTGCGCTGCCGGACCCGCTCCAGCAGCTGCTCGACGGCGGACCGGCGCTGGTGTTCGTGGTACGCCACGAACCCGATCACGATGGTCGACCCGCCGAGGATGACCGCTTCGAAAAACATCATCAAGATTGCCCCGTTCATGTGTTCAAGTGCAGCACCCGGCCGCCCGCCTGTCTGTGACCCGAGTGGGTGCCCCTCAGGCGGGGGTCAGTGGCGGGTGTGGTCCTGGACGAACCCCTGGTCGGCCAGCACCTGCTGGATGTTCACGCCGGTGCGGGCTGCCAGGTGGGCGTCGCGCACGTCACACTTCCACCCGCACTGCCGGGGGTCCGGCGATGAGTACAACGGCAGCTGCTCCCGACCCTCCACCTCGGGGTAGGCGTTCACCGCGACGTTGTACGCGTCCAGCGCGATGTTCCGCAGCTCCGTGTCAGTACGGTTCAGGTAGGTGCGCGCCATCCGCTGCTCCAGGGCCTGCGGTTTCAGCTTGCCCACGTAGTCCGGGAAGTCGGCGGTGTTGCGGGTGGTGCGGGCCGCGTTGTGGATGGTGCCCATCAGGCGGCCGTACTTGGCCGGGTCCTCTTGCCGCATCAGCCACGTGTACAGGCCGAACTGGTCGTCGATGCTGAGGTCCATCTGCGACGGCAGGTTGGCCCCCGACTTGTGGTCGATCACCCAGATCCCACCGGTCTTGTACTCCATCACGATCAGGTCCAGCCGCGCCTTGATCAGGTACAGCGACGGTTCGCCCCACTCGTTGGGCAGTGGCTGCTGGAGCTTGTGCTCGACCTCCAGGATGCGCCACTGCCGGTCCAGGCCGTAGCGGGCGACGTAGCCCTCGTACATCCACTGGATAAGCTGCTGGTCCTCGGTCTGGTTGCCGTGGTCGTCCCAGAACAGCGGGGCCACGGCGTCGACGCACAGGGACATGACTTTCGCTTCGTCGCGCAGCGTGACGGCCCGGCCGGAGTGGTCGTCCTGCCACTGCTTGATCGTCAGGTAGTGGGCCTCCATCACGGCGTGCCACAGCGACCCGCGGCTGAGTGCGGAGCCGGGCGGGGCGGGCTTAGTCCACCGCTCCCGGTAGGTGAGCAGGTGTTTGAGCGGGCACTGCCTGTACGTATCTAGCTCCGAGTATGACACGATCTGGGGGTCCATGGGTTCCTTCATTCCTGGTCGGTTTTGACGCTGAGACAAGCCTAGTGGATCTCGCCGGTCTTGAGCAAGTCCGACACCGCCACACCGGCCGAGTCGCCCAGGGTGTGAATCACGTGGTGCCAGCCGTGCAGCTCGGCGTCTACTGCGTGATCCAGCGGCACGCGCAGCAGCTTGGCCATGGAGGTCACACGGCGTTTCTTGAGCAGGCCCCGGATGGGGTCTTTGATCGACGCGGGCTGGCCGACGAGCTCGACGGGGGAGCCGGGCCAGCGGGTGTCCACCTGGGCGAGCGCCCGCCAGACATACTTGATCACCCCGATCAGCTGCGAGGTCTCCATCTCGGACCCGATCAGCGACTTGGCCTTGTCGGGGTAGAGTTGCCACTTCTCGTAGACCAGGATATCGATCTGCCCGGCGAGCATCTGCTCGGACAGCCAGTCCTCGAACCCCAGCGGGGTGAACTCGGCGGACCAGAAGCAGTCCCAGATGTGGTGTTGGTCGTCTTGTTCGCGGCGGCCGAAGCAGGACACTCCGACGTGCGCCCCGCCTGGGTCGACGGCGACCAGCCACTGGTCGTAGTCGGCGACCAGCTCGATCACGTCGCGGATGCGTTGGTACGGGTGGCCGACGGGTGGCAGGGGTGGCATCAGGGTTCTCACTCCTTCTCCCCCTGGCGGTCCACCACGGACAAGGCGTCGGATATCGCCCGGTCGAGTTCGGTGCTGATGCGGAGCATGGTTCCCGCGACGGTGGCTGCGTACCATTCACGTTGCGCCTTGTCAGTCGGGTCTAAACCTTCACTGATCATGGCGCGTCGCTGTGCTTCTTCACCTGGTGTGACTTGATCGGTCACCGCTTCACCTCGGTCTTGTTGTTTGTGGGATGCGGAGCGCGTCGTTTCCCTGCCTCTCGAATCGCTGCTGCTGCCTGCTTCGCGCCCCAGCGGTGGGCTGCCCCGACAACCCCGCCGCCGAAGTATCGCATCTCTGCGATCTGCGCGTCGGTTTCGATCTGTTCGGCGCGTACCTGTGCGGTCAGTGCGGCAAGCCAGCGGTCGAAACGCGCGCCCATCTCAGGGGTGACCATCTCGTCCGACAGGAAAGCTGCCCCCGACACATACGCTTCGCGGATAAGCGATGTGCTCGGCGTGTACTCGGTGTCGCTCATGATTCCCTCCGATACGGGTTGTCCGTCGTGTCAAAGCCGTATGGGTCCTGACCAACCAGCAGCCCTTCGTCCCACGCTTCGGCTTTCACCCGCTCGTCGTGGTCGGGCAGAAACTCGGCCAGGATCGCATCAGCAAAGGCCTCCGCCTCATGCGTTACAAGCTTCCATGTGCCGAAGGCTGCCCTGATTACCCTCGGCCCCATCAGCGCTTGAACCAGCGCCTCGCGGTCGGTGTCGTTACTGCTGCTCGCCATCGGCTGGTCCTTTCCCTGAATTGTCCGATACAGGTGTCTTGTCGCGCACACGTGCGTCATGCTCAGCCATCACTTGCCGCCTTCCAGCGCATCGGTCAGGACTATTACGGTTGGACACGGCCACTGCTTATGGCAGTGCCGACAGCACTCGTACTCGTATGGGTTGGGCCAGTCGAGGGATGTTTCGGTGTGCGGGCTGTGCAATGCGAGCACGTTCTGCGCGGCGGACAGCAGGGCCGCGAGGTCACTCGTCACCTCACCCGCCAGTGGGTCGACGGCGTATATGCGGGCGAGGCTGTCTGCCCTGCTCTGCATCGCGGCCAGGGTCTCGGCCAGGGTCATGGGGTCACCGCCAGGAACACGATGAGCGCCACCACACCGAGGCCGACCACCAACGCCACCACAGCACCGGCGACCATCAGCCAAGTGTCGCGTTTCACGTGAAACCGACCCAGCACGGTCTCGCCCGGGGGCGTCCGACGCGCATGCCGCGGCGTGTAGTCCAGATCACTCCGATTCACGACGGGCCTCCTTCCCAGCCCACAAGCACAGGGCCGCTGCCACCCCGAACAGTAGCAGGCCACCCCAGGCCACACCGGCCAGGAACGCAGCGAACCCCCACACGGCCAGCACCAGCGACCAGGTGATGATCTCGTCCGACTTGCGCATCCGGCGACGCCTGCGCCGGGTGGCCTGCCGGTAGTAGGCGCGATCGTACTGCCACTGCTTCAACGGGAGCTTCATGAGATCCATGCCTTTCTGACTTCCAGCGGGTAGCGGTCCACCCGCGGCTTGCTGTCGTGCCGGTCCGCCTTGCAACGGCCGTCCGGTCTCGGGGTGATGTGGTAGACCGGGACGCCCCGCTGGTCCAGCACGTCCGCGATCATCGAGCGGTGGCACTTCCACCACAGCATCTCGGCGCAGAAGATCCCCACCCGGGGCTGGTCGTTCCGGCCGTAGTTGTCGGCCAGGTCGCGGAGCCCGGCCAAGAATGGAGCGGTCGAGGTGTACCAGGCGTAGTCGTGCAGGCCCTGGTTGGTCCAGCTGGACACCCAGTCGGGGTTGCCGTCCAGGGTCAGGCCCTCGGGCTTCTTCGCCACCCCGATCCGTTGTTTCGGGAATACGCCTTTCAGGTAGGGGCGCAGGTCCACGCCCCGTGGGTCGCCCCACTCTGGGGTGTGATCGCCGACGGTGGACTCAGCCCACCCGCCGAGTCGGGGTTCCCATGCCAGCGTGATGCCGCCGTTCGGAATCCAGTCCATATTCTCCTGCCGCCACCAGTCCCAGTGCGAGGTCGGGTGCGAGCGCACGTCGATCACAGCGTCCAGGCCCATGGTGTTACAGACCCTCAGGAACTGCTCGGGCGTGTGGGTCGAGTGGCCCAGCGTGAGGATGCTCACCGGGTCACCCGCTTGCGCAGCTTGCCCTGGAGCGCGTCGGAGATCCCCTGGGCGATCCAGTCGTTCAGCACGTCGTGGAGGTTGGCGTCACCGGCGACGATGGTCGCCGCGGTGTCGCGCACGTAGGCCGCGTCGTGACCCGGCAGGAACAGCCCGCCCTTGGTGGCCTCACCGCAGTGCAGGCACTTGCCGGAGGTCTGCCGGGCGGACTCGGTGCGGGGCCGGGCCGGTCGGATCAGCTCGGTCTTGATCTTCGCGATCTGCTGGTGGGTGGCATTCTTCGCCAGCCGCGCCTGCCGCCGCACGTCGCAGTCCTCGGGGTCCCGGCACTCCCAGGTCTCGGGGTCGACGTCGTCGGTCCCGCGTGCGCCGCAGAGCAGGCAGCGGGGTTCGTTCGACCGGGCGCAGTCGCACCCGCAGATGAGGATGGTGCCGTCGCCCTGCTCGGTACCGCCCGGGCACAGGTCGTGCCGCAGACCGTACGAGCAGAACCCGCACTTGTGGTTGGAGACTCGTGTCGTTCGCTTCATGACTCCCAGTCAACCATGTCCGTGCCTCGCGGTCAAGGACCCCGGCTGGGGGTCAGAGCAAACGGGCGAACTCGGCGGCCGTCATCGCCGCCAGGGTCTGGTCGTTCTTCTCCCGCAGCAGGATCTGCTTATGAGCGTCCACAGTGCCCGGCGTGATGTACGTCCGGCTCACACACGGCCGGGTCTGCCCGATCCGGTGAATCCGTCGCCTGGCCTGGGTGTTCTTGCTGGGCTTGAACGAGGTCTCAACAAAGATTGCCTGGTCCGCCTGCGTCAGGGTCACACCCTCCGCCATCTTCTCGTAGGACCCGACCAGCACATCAAGCTCGCCCGCCTGGAAGGCACGGACGGCCCTTCTCGTGACCTGGGGGGACACACCCCCGTGCACATACGCCACCCGCCGTCCCAGGTCCTTCGCTACCCCAGCGCAGGCTTCCACGGTGGCCTGGTAGTGGGCGAATACCACCGTGGGTCGGGTCCGAGACTCCAGGTCGAACCGCAGCATGTCCAGCTTGCCACCGCGAGGGGTGCCTTGCGGGTCCAGCAGCCAGGGGCTGGTGGTCAGCTTGTCCAGCATCACGTTCCGTGCGCCTTGGTTCCAGGCCATCACCTCAGCGCCCGACTCGGTCTCGGTAATGTAGTCCTTGCGCAGCTCCGCGTACATACGGCGGGCAGCAGAGTCCAGCGGCACCTGGATATCCTGCGCCACCATCGGGGGGAGGTCGAACACCTCCGCTTGGAGGTGGCGCATATACTGGTCGCCGAGGTTCTCCCGGGCGAACGCCAGCCAGTGCTCGCACGGGTCGTCCGGCGAACGGCGCTTGCAGTCGGCGTGATACTCACAGTCGCGCAGGCCGCCGATCGTGCGCTGGAACTCGGAGAACCGGGACGGGGCCGTGGTGAACCAGCGCTCGACCCAGTGCCAATAGGACCCTAACCGCTGGCCGCGCTTGGCCTCTTCCGGCCGGAGCACCCGCAGCACGGTGAACAGCTCGTGCGCCCAGTTCGGCATCGGCGTACCGGTCATCGGCAGCACCATGTCGGCGTGCTTCGCGATCCGCTGCACCGACCAGGTCCAGTAAGTGTCCAGGCCCTTGATGTAGTGCGCCTCGTCCAGGATGACGGCGTCGTAATGCCCGGCGACCTCGGGCTTCAATTGGTACTTGGGGTAGCGCTTGGTCCCGTAGTTGGGCGACCGGTTGGCCTGTCGGGCGTTCAGTCCGGTGTACGGGACGACCTGGAACCGGCTGGGGTCGTCGGCCCACCGTTCGATCTCGTCTGCCCAGGTGCCGGTGCTGATGATGAGAGCCGGTGCGACAACGAGGACACGCCCTGCTCCGCGAACTGCCTCAATACTGCTGCGAGACTTCCCAAGACCTGGTTCATCCGCCAGTAGTCCGCGTCGGACAGCAGCTGCCCATTCGACGTTCTCCTGCTGGTGTTGAGCGAGGGGCGGTCGTCCATGCTGCGCCCTACGCTCCAGGCGTGATAGCGCGCTCGAAGTCCGCGGCATATCGCCCCGCCTCTCGGCTCTGCACCTGATCTTCGACGGACCAGCCGTAGGCCCGGGCGATCTGGGCCATCACCGGCACGCTTGGGAGTCGGACGCCGGACCGGATGCGGCTCACCGCCGAGTGGGTTAGCCCGATCTGCACGGCGACCTCTAGGTTGGTCGGTGCCGTGGGCTTGTCGTCGGTTTCCATAGCAATCAGTCTACCAGTGCTGTGCCTCGCGGGCAAACGCTAGTGCCCGCGTCGCCGCTTGCCCTTCTTGACCGACGCGTTGGTGATCTTGGCCGCCTTGGTCTTGCTCATGCCTTTGCGCCGGAGCGCCTCGTACTGCTTGGGCCGTTTGATCGACCTCATCTTCTTGCCTGGCATGCTTCCAGCGTACGCCGGTCGCCGCGCCCACTGAATACTTGACTCCGAGGCAAGGATGTGGTTGACTTGTTGTAACAGGTTGAGAAAGGACCCACATCATGAACATCGCAGACATCCACGAGGGCGACCGCGTCATGGTCGTTGGCCCCAGCACCCACCCCCTCGGCTGGGCAGGCACTGTCAAGTCCGTGGACACCGACCCCGGCGCATCTGCCACCGTCCTGATGGACACCGGCCGCGCCTTCCGCTTCACAGCCAGCGTCCTAGAGCCCGAGCGCCTCTCGATCAACCTCCGCCCCGACCAGGTCAAAGCGCTGCTGATGATCCTGGCCGAGCAGATCCAGGACAACGAAGAGATGCTGGCCGAAGAAGGCCCCGACGAATACGTCCAGAAGTGGCTGGACGACCTCTCCGACCTCAACGCCACCATCTGGGCGCAGCTCCCCAAACGGAACCTCCCGTAACCCGGACAGCGAGAAGCCCCCAGCGATACCAGCCGGGGGCTTCCGCTTTATCCGAGACTACGCGGCGCGGGCGACGTCCCGCTTCCGCACCTCGTTCAGGTGCGTCTTGTTCAGCGTCGGGTCGTCCAGCCGGGCATCCACCCCCAGCTGAGTGGCCAGCGCGTTCAGCGCCGCCAGCACCACGACGAACCAATCGACCTCAGCCCCGAGGAACAACGGCCAGACCGCGGCGAACACGCCACCCACGATCTGCACCCCCACCTTGGTCCCCGCCTGCCAGCCCGAAGGCAGCAGCTTCACCACGTACGAGATGATCGTGGCCACCGCCAGAGCGACGAACGACCCAACCTGCGGGTTGCCGAAACTCCATGCGTCCCGAGGGATCGCCACGAACGCGCCCAGAAGGACGATGGCCGTCGACAGCAACGCCGACAGGTAACGGTTCAAAACCATGTTGTCTCCTTTGTTAGTTGCCGAACTGCCCGGCGTTGATGCAGCGCTGCAGGGCCTTGGTGCTGTTCACACCGAAGTCCCGGTCTGCGCCGGTGGGGCCGCAGTCGAAACCGCGGTTGATCAGGTACTGCTGCAGATATCCCGCAGTCTCCGGCCCCCACATCTTGTCCGGGTGCGGGTTGCCGGTCAGGGTCTGGATGTGGTACACCGTGTCCGGCCCGCGGATGCCGTCGACCTCGCAGTGCAGGTCCAGCTGCACCTGCTGAGTGGTCAGAACACCCCAGATGCCGTCCACCTCCAGTTGCACCCGGTTGCCGCCGTTGAACAGGTGCGCCACCGTGTCCGGCCCGACGATCCCATCCACCTCGATGCCGAACCGGGCCTGCGCCCACTTCACACCCGCCGTGGTCAGCGGGCCAAACCGATCGTCCACCGCCAGCGGCGGGGTGTAACCCATGGCATTGATCGCCGCCTGCACGTCCGCCGTCGTGCGCTCCGAGATGTTGCCGCCGATATCGACCGACGGGTTCGCCGAACCGAACATCCGGCCCGCCGTGATCGGCCCGACGATGCCGTCCGGGTCCACCCCCACCTTCTTCTGGTACCAGACGATGCCCGCCTCGGTCAGCGGTCCGGGTTCGTTGTCCTCCGCCAGGGGTGGCGTGTACCCGGCCGCATTGATCGCATGCTGAATGGCCGAGATCGGCAGCACCGTCTGGTTGATCCAGCCCCAACCGGACTGCACCGTGCCGGAGCCCGAACCACCGCTGTCCTCGCTCAAGTCGATCCGACCCCCGTAACCCGGCACCGAGCCGTTCGAAGTGTACTGGTGCATCCGATACTTCGGCCACGGCCCGGTGGTCGACACCCCATGGTCGCGGCCGTCGTTGTTGCCGTACTCCGCCACCCAGAGGTCCAGACCCCGCTGCGCCGCGCTCGGGTAGTTGTGCAGGGTCGAGCTCGACCCGTAGTGGTCCGTGCCGCCCGGCCCGTAACCCAAGCTGGCCAGAGTGTCGATAGCGACCGCCTCCTGGCCGTTCGACCACGCCGGGGACTCGATATCCCACGCGAACCGCTCACCCGGCTGGATCATCCCGTTCAGCCAGGCCGCACACTGCCGCGCCGCCGCTGCCGGGTCACCGCCGTTGAAGAAGTAGTGGTGCGCCCGCAGGCCCGCCGACCGGGCATTCGCCACCGACACGTCGTGCCGCGAGTCATGGTAGAACCCGTCGTCGCCGCCGCCGAGCTTGAAGTAGATGTCGCGGATGCCGGAGTCGTACATCTGCTTGGCCTGCCCATACGACAGGTAGCCCTGCCAGTACGACCAGTCGGGTACTCGATTCATGAGGGTCCCCTAGCCTTTCGTTTTGTCGGGAAGGAACGCGGCCAGCGTATCACCGAAACCGCCGCTGCGTCCAAGGGTCCAGGTCCGAGTAAGACCGTGGGATGGGCACCAGAGCCGGGGCCGAAGGCAGCGCCGGACTCGCCGGGCCATGCTCGATCCACAACCTGCGCAGCTGCGACGCGTACTCCAGAGCCAGTCGCTCGTTCTCCGCATGAGCGAACGCCTGCGCCTCCGCAAGCTGACGCTGCTTCCACTCGTCGTCCGCCCGGATCTCGGCCGCGTTGCGCTCCTCCACCAGGTCATGCTGGCGGGTGGTCTCCCGCGCCGACACGCCCCGCCGAATCCGACTGATCGAGTTGACCAGGCCGTAGACGGCGGTCAGGATACCCGCCACCCCAGCGAGGACACCCGCTATGCCCAGCGGGTCGGCGCTGAGTTGCTCCGACGCCCACACGGGTCACCCCCGGGGCGGAAGGGACGTAAACCGGCGAATCTCCAGAACGCGAAGCACACAAGCGACAGTGAGGGCGAGGAACAGAGCCACGGTCAGGCCGCGGTGCCAATCCAGCAGGGCCAGCGGGATGAACCCGATCAGGTAGATGACGAGGCCGGACGCCAGCAGGATAGCGCCGACCTCCTCCGCCACCCAGAACCCGGTGACCCAGCCTACGGCGGCTGCCAGACCACCGACCACCAGGAACCAGTCGAGCATCGACGCCACAATGACGGGGTAGAGATCTTGGGTAGCGGACGGTTGCAGCAGGGCGAACACCCCAGCGAAGAACAGGGAGACATACATGAGTGCGCGCAGCACTCGGATGGCTACCCAGATCGCCGCCACCCAGTGGCGTTCGTGGCGCTCGGCGTGCGCCCGGATGCGGCGGGCGAGTGTGTCCTCGTGGATGTGGCTCATGCGAACGGCGGCCCAACGTACTTGTAGCGGAAGAACCCGCGCCCATCCTCTACGTTTGAGTTCCAGTCGATCATGTACTGGATCGAGGAGTTCAGCGATCGGTAGCCGCCCTGCAGGGTGTCCTGGGCTTTCAGGTCGATCCTCATCGGCGGCATGGTGATCCAGGTGCGGATGCCCGCGTATGCCAGGAAGGTCTCGATCTCGCAGATCTGCCCGGCGTGTCCCGACAGGTCGGCGTTGTTCTGCAGTGCGATGGTCGAGTTCTTCACGATGGCGATCTTGCCGGAGACCGCACCGGACCCGCCCTGGTTGGCCGCAGGCACCGAAAACGAGATCTCGTAACGGCCGCTCTGCAGGACCACCGACTTGCCGGTGTTGTTCGTGTGGGTGAACTGCCGCAGCAGGCTGGGCACCACCGTGGTGTACTGGGTGCCGTCAAACGCCGGGCCCGCAGTCGGGCCGACGGCGTTCGCGCCCAGCCACACCGATGCGTTCTGCCGCAGGATGCATTCGGGCAGTGCGCCCCGAGTCGGGTACCAGCCCACCGTGGACCCCGCCACCAGCCCGGGGCGGGAGACCAGGTCCGAGCTGTCCAACGCGAAGTACTGCTCTTCGCACTGCGTGGCGGTGTTGTACCAGGTCAGGCGGCGGTCGTTGTTCCAGTTCTGCTGCACCACCTGGCTGGTGACCAGGCCGTAGTAGGCGTCCCGGGCTGCCGCGGTGCCCCGGCGCACGTCCGATGCTTTCCGGCCGCGCTGGTCCAGCACGATCACGGCGGTGGAGCTGACATTCACCCAGATCCAGGCGAGCCGCTGGTCGGACGTGCCGCCCGGGGTGCTCTGGAAGGTGGCCGCGTCCGAGGTCGGGTAAGCGGTCGGGGTAGAACCGGTCGTGGTGGGACCGGCCAGCAGCTGGATCGAGGTGGCCTTGGTCGACCAGACGCGCCGCAGGACCACCTGCCACCAGGCACCCGCCGTGGGGGTCGAGATATCGAAGGTCTCCGCAGCCGATAGGGTGGTGAGCACCCCGTCCTGCCAGGCGTCGCCAGCCGCCACCGAGATGCGTCGGTTGCCGGTGACCCCAGTGACCGCGAGATCACTCACACTGCCGACCGCGTCATGCGAGCCGGTGTACTGCTGCAGCTTGGCCCATCCGGCGTCGTTGACCTGGCCCGCGAAGCCAACCGAGGACTGAGTCACGGGCACTACCTCCTTTTGCTAAGGCGGTTCAGCGAACGCGCCAAGTCTACCACCCGTTGAGCCAAAGCCCTATCGGGGTCCGAGTCCGGGGTGCCCAGGATCGGCGTCACCGACCGGGAATCCTGCGCCCAGTCGAACTCTACCTCGTTGATCCGGTCGGTCAGCAGCGGCACACCGGAGCCGGTGTCCAGAGCCAGCGTGACAAAGTCGCCCAGCTGCACCCCGTCATCCCCGCCGAAGTAGAACGACTCGGACTCGGACAGTGCCGCATCCACCGTGGTGTTGGCCTGGCCGTCCGCCAGCGACTTGGCCTCCTGCTGGGCCAGGTAGACCGACAGTGCCGTCTTGTCGGCCGACGAGATGTCCGTGCGCACCGCGTAGTACTTGGGCACCTGCAACGACTCGTCCAGCGAGTCCGGCCAGTTCAGGTTCGCCCCGGTGGCGTCGGTCCACACCTCGATGATGTCGCCGTAGTCGTCCTCGTACCCGTCGGTCCCAACCAGCTGGTCGAACACCCGGGCGGCGTCCTCGCCGGGGCCACCCGCCACCACTCGGGTGGCGGTCGGGTCGTTACGGTGCCACTGGCCGCCAGTCAGTACGCCCGAGGCCGCCGTGAGGGCCTGGTCCCAGGTGTCGCCCTCGAACACGTCGATAGTGATCGTGTCGTCCCGATAGCCCTGCAGGACCGAAAGCTCCAGGCCGGATAGGTCCAGCAGCGGCTCTACCGCCTCGGTCAGCGTGTCGAACCTGATCTGGGGGAGTGCGGACGCCACCACAGCGCCACCCCGGCCGAGGTCTGGGGCTATCGTGTACTGGGTCAGGCCCAGCCGGGTCAGGTTCTGCTGGATTACGCGCTTGATCAGGGTTTCGTAGCTGGTGCCAGTGCCCCAGGCGTAGTAGGGGCTTTGGCCGGTCACGGTGCCGTTCGCGCCGAGCGCCCCACCGGTGTAGACAGCCTGCCCGAGCGCCGCCGTGCTGCCCGCCGTAAGGCTGGTGGCCTGGAGTGCACCGTCTGGCCGCACCCAAGCCAGCACGTTATCGAGCACGCGCCGGTCGCCTGCGAGCTGTACCACCACGTCGCCGCCCGGCAGGATATCGCCGTAGGGGTTCCGGATCAGGCCCGAAGAGACCTGCTTGCCGCGGTACCGGATGCCGTAGCGGTTGCCCTTGGTCAGCAGATCCGGCACCGTGGGGTCCGCGCCCGCCACCCGCAGCTCGAAGTGGTCCGGCGAACGCAGCAGCAGTGACCCTGACACCGACACCGGGGTGGGGACAGCCCCCAACCACTGCAGGGTGCCCTTCTCGTAGACGTCCACGACCAGGGTGGGTGCACCCGCCATCAGTAAGCCCTCTTGTAGCGCGGCCGGGCGAACAGCTCAACCAGGCCCGACCCGTCCACCTCGACATGCACCGCAGCGGTGGCACCCACCGCGACCGGTGCGAAGTCCACATCGGTCAGCTGCCGGGTCACCTTCGTGCCGTCCAGGGTGGCGGTCTGGGTCAGAGGCGAGCTGTCGATGGTCAGTGCCGACCCGTCGGCCACCACAATAGCGCCCGCCGTGGTGTGACCGTCGATCACCAGAGAGAACGAGCTGATCGGCCCGTGGAACACCGCCCGCAGCCAGATCGGCTGGTCCCCCGGGTTGTTCACCACGACGTCGCCGGACTGGCCGCCCGAGATGATGTTGAACGGCGGGCCGCCGCTGCCGTCCGTGCCGAAGAACTGCGCAGTCGAGGCGTCCGGCTGGTGCGCCACCGACACCTCAGGGCCGAGCCACCACGGCGAAGAGTCCGCCGTCCAGGACTGGCCGAACGGCAGCGTCTTGACGAACGGGTCTATCGGGTCGGACCACCCGTCGTCATCCACCGGCCGGGCCACCAGCTCCCGGTACCCGCCGTTGGAGCCGGTCACCCGGAACGTGCCGTAAGCGCCGAGCTGGTTCGCCCGCCACCACGCGCCCTGCTTGTCCGGGTCGTTGTTCCAGTCCCCGGCGAAACGCAACGGCATCCACACCCGGCGCGGCCCGAGCGACCAACCCACCAGCTCCGCACCATCGACCACCGGCGCGTCCCGGGTGATCTCGTTCACCGTGTCCGGGAAGCCGAACCCCTGAATCCCGCGGGTGCCCATCCGGACCGGCCCGCGGCGCAGGTCCCAGACCGAGCCGTCCGTGCCGGTGTACTGAACCTCCAGCCCCATGCCTGCCTCCTTATGGAACCGAGATGTTCTGCACGCCGGTCAGGGCGATCTTCTGCCTGCGTCGCCGGTCTGCCTCCGCGGCGAGCCGGGTCGGGTCCCATCCTACATTGCCCTGGACGACCACCCGGGCATCGATCGTCTGGTATGCGGGCGTGATGCCCGGTGCCGCGGTGGAGACCCGCACCTCCCCACCTGTGGCGTACCCACGCGGTGCCATGGCCGACAACCGCGGCGTGTACCCGCTGTTGATCGCGTTCAGCAGCGACAGGTTCCGCTGCGCCGCCGACGCCCGCACGATGTACTCACCGTTCGACGCCCACAAGGGGATCGAGTCGGACGTGCCGGTACCCGGCCCGCGCAGCAGACCACCGTACGCCCGGTGCTGCGCCTGCTCGCGTCCGGCGTCGACCTGCGACAGCACGGTGACCACCGAGGTCGGGATCGCCAGGATCGTGTCCCGGTAGCGCTCCGCCAGCCAGGTGGCGTCGCCCGCGTTGTTCCAGAACTGGGTCACCTGAGAGGTCGGGATGCCCAGGATCTTGCCGGTGTACTCCGCGGCAGCGCCGGACGACATGCCCATCTGTACGGCCGCGTTGTACAGGTTGACCGCCATCTCCTGGGTGGCCTGCTTGGCCTGCGCGGTCGATCCCGTCTGGTTCTGCACCGTGGTGATGTAGTCATTCGCCGATTTGCCCAGGTCGTCCAGCGCCGCCTTGTTGGCCTTGTACGCCGCCGACGACGTGTCGGCGCTGGCCCCGTTGGTGCTGATCGAGTCATTCAGCTTGCCGAGGTTGTCTGAGAACGCGGACGCCTGCTTGGACGCCGCGTCGGAGGACTCCAGCCATTCCCGGCTCCTGGTCCTTGCGGAGTCGAGCTTGTCGGACACGCCACCCACCGCACCGACGAGGTCGTTCCACTTGGACATGTCCTTCTCTTTGGGCGTGCCGTCGCGCACGGCCGAGCCGAAGTTGCCGTAGTTCTGTCCGGCCTTGACGGCGGAGTCGCCCGCCTTGTCCTGTGCGTCTTTGAGCTCCTGCATCGCCTTGGTGTTGCCCAGGGCGGCATCGGTCAGCGTGTCCAGGGGCACGCCCAGCTGGTTTGCGATCTTGATCGCTCCGGAGTCGTGCAGCTCCTTGACCGCCTCGGCGCGGGTGTTATCGGTGAGCGCGCCGGTGTTCTTCTCCAGCGAGTTGGTGAAGGTGTCGATCTGGGCCTGTGTCTTGGCGATGTTGTCGATGATCGCGCCGCCGATGATCGCCGCCCCGATGCCGACCGCCAGGCCCCAGGGGCCGGTCAGGAACCCTGCCACCCGCTCGAACCCGCCCGCCACGTTCAGTAGCGCGCCCTGCAGCTTCGGGCTGGCATTCACCGCCATGTCCAGCATCCGGGTCGACGCGGTGGCGAAGAACGAGGACAACCCACCACGGACAGCCTGCAGCGCAATAAACGCACCCACCGTGCCGTAAACCCAGGTGGGCATGCTGGTCAGCACCTTGATCAGCGGGGTTGCGGCGGTGGCCACGCCACCCAGCAGCCCGGCCGCCGTGGGCAGCACCGCGTTGAGGCCGTCCGCGAACGCCTTAGACAGCTGGACCACGAACGGGACCAACGGCTGAATGGCTTTCAGCAGCTGCTTCAAGGCATCCCGACCCTCCGGCGTGGAGGTGGCGATGCCCACAATGGCCGCCAGCACCGGGTTGATCTTCGGGATGAACTCGCCCAGGATCGGGATACCCCGCAGGAACCCCAGCGACATAGCCCCGATAGCACCCCCGGCTCCAGCGAGCGACGGGAGGTACTGCTGCACCTCCCGCAGGAACGACTCGAAGTCATCCGGCGTGAACCTGGCCACCGCGGCTGCCGCCCGGTCCAGCCAGCCGGTCACGTCCTGCAGAGCCGGGTCGAGCTTGTCCTGGAAGTCATCGATCAGCGGCTTGAGGTTGGTCTCGGACGATCGGATGATCGCGGCTAGGTCGTTGCCCCAGCGGATCGCGTATCCGCCGCCGTTGGGGTCAATGAACGGGGAGACCAGCTCGCCGCCCAGGTCGCGGATGGCGGCCTTGATCGAGTCCTGAGTACCGACCCACTGCTGCTTGATGTTCTGGGCTGCGCCGCCGAAGCGCGCCTCCATGCCCTTCACGATCGCGTCGAACGCCGTGTTGACGTCCAACGCACCGCCCGTGACCATGTCGCGGACCTCTTGCGAGGTCTTGCCGAGCTGCTGGCCGATCAGAGTGGCAGCATCGATACCGTGCGCGCCGAGCTGGTCGAACGTGACTGCAGAGATCTTGCCCTGCGACACCATCTCCGCCAGGGTGTCGGACACCTCCTGGATGTCCGTGTCCGACCCGCCCATCGCCGCGACGGCATCGTTGATCGCCTGCAGGGTGGGCACGACCTTGTCGGCCTGCACCCCGAACGACAGGAGCTGCTGCTGCGCCTGGATGAACACACCCTTAGCGAATGGCGAGTTGCGGACGAACGCGTCCAGCTTGTCCATTTGCTCGTTGGCCGCCTGGGTGCCACCCAGGATGGTGGTCAGCGCCGCCCGGGAGGTCTGCTCCAGGACGTTGAACTCCACGCCGGACGCCAGGGTCTTGGCCGCCAGGAACGACAGCGACGCACCCACCACGGTGGACGCCACCCCGAATGCGGTGCTCACCGCGCCGGTGAAGGCCCGACCGAGGCCGGAACCGATCAGCCCGCCCTGTTTGGTCGCCTCGCGAGTGGCCGCGCCGCCCGCCTGGCCGACCTCACCTGGCAGGCCCCGGAGCTTGGAGTCCCACTGCGGCGAGCGCAACGTCAGTGTGCCGTAAAGGTCACCGATATTGAGACTCATGCTGGCTGCCCTCCGCGGGTGGGTTCAGCAACCAGTAAAGCCTGTGATTACGGTCAAAAGCAAGCGAAACCAGGCGGAGCCGGAGCCAACGCCACGAGCGCCGGTGGAGGATGCCCGGTTCCCCGAGGTCGACACCGAACGCCGGATGGAACTCCACCTCGATCAGCGACCAGTACTGCAGGATATCCATCCAGCCCAGTGCCGAGCCCGGCTGGGCCAGCGGGTTGTCGGACTCGTCCCGCCTCAGCCCTGTTGGGCCGTGGGGGTTTGCGGCTTCTTCGGCTTCGACTTCTTCTTGTGATCTTGGGGCTTGCGGCGTGCGACCTCCTTTGCTGCCGCCGCCGCTGCGGCTTCCCCCTGCTCCAACACCCCCGCCAGGCGCAGGTTCTCCGCGTGCTCCGGCCCCATCGTGTAGTAGGCGTAGGCGTACCGGAACAGCTTCTGGACCTGCCGCAGTGAGAGCTTGTCGGCCAGCATCGTGTCGAAGGTCTCGTCGGACAGCAGGTGGCGCATCAGGGCCTGCTCACCCGCGTCGTCCAGCTGCAGTGATGCCACCTCGTCCGGGTCCACCGGCAGGCCGAGCTTGACACGCTGGGCGATCTCGTTCATCGCGATCAGCCGCAGGCCGAAGTCGGCATCCGGTGATGGGATGTGGTACAGCTTACCGTTCGGGCCGACCAGCGTGAGCGAGTCGTCGTCCAGGTAGTCGCTCAAGTCTTTGAGCACTTGACTCCTCCAGGCGGGTATGGGACTGGCCCCGCAACCGGAGCCACGGGGCCAGTCTATCAGGGCTTGACTGTTGGGAACTACACCAGGGAAGCCGGGTGGGTGATCGCCGTGCGCTTGCCGCGTCCGGAGAGCGTGACCGTGACCGTGTCGAGCGCGGTCTGGTTGCCGCCGTCCTCTTCCCACTGGACCACGGCGTAACCCTCGTAGGCCTCAACCCGGGGGCCGTTCGGGGTCATCTCGTACCAGCGGACATGCACGACGCCGGTCTCACCCTCGAACTCGTCTGCGGCGAGCCTGAGGGCCTCCTGACCGGGGTCGTACGTCGTGGGGTCGGCGGCCGTGACCTTGCGAACCACCTTGACGGTGCCTCCCCAGGCCAGGCCGGTCACGGCGGTCGAGCCGTAACCACCCGAGTCGAAGTCTCCGTCGTCCTGAGTCGTCGCGGAGTTGGCCAGCTTGCATTCCTGCACTCCGAAAACACCAATCCAAGATGGTGTTGCCGTAGCCGACGTGTCGATGTCGAGCCACCACTTCCGGTTGACCGTGGGCGCACCGAGAGGAACCCGGGGGATGGAAGTGTCTGCCATCTGCGAGCCTTTCTAGTATCTGTGTGCGGTTGGTCGATGGACCGTGAGGAAGTAGTTCTGAGTGCCAGTTTCCCGACCGTCAGGGCCTTGACCGAGGTAACCACCCGAGTTACGCTCAACAGACACTACCGTCACGCCACCAAGTAAACCAACATCCCTGCCCTGCAGCAAGTCGAACAGCTCCGAGTCGATCTCCAGGTAGTCGGCGTAGTGCGGCGTCCGGATCTTGAACTGCACCGCGACCATCGAGTCGGACAGCGTCGGGTCGTCCCATGGGTAGTCGTACGAGGCGATCGCCACCTGCCGCTTCGGGGCGTCCGACGGGGTGCCCGCCACCAGCAGGCCGATCCCGGAGAACCCGGTGGGGTAGGACTCCGCATACGCTACGTCGAGGTTGGTCTCCGCCTCCCACTGCTGCGCCAGCCCGACCAGCAGCGCCCTAGTATCGAATGTCACTGCCCCACCGCCCGTTCGAGGTACTGTTGAAGGATCGCTGTCACCTGGGCGCGCTTCGCGTTCATCGCCCGCTCCAGGTACTTGGCCGTGCGGCCCGGCGCGTGGTGCAGGCTGAGGTCCTCGTGCAGCCAGGCCGCCTGCCCGTCGAAGGCTGTGTCGTCGTAGGAGATAGCGGCGACGCCTTCGTCGGCGTCGACCGAGGTCGCGCCGGTGGATTCGAACCGGCCGGTGAGGAACGGGACGTGCCGGTTGGACTCCGCCAGGATGACCTCGGCACCGGCGAACAGCGCCTGCGCCCGCGCCTGGTGACTGGTCTGGATCGCCTGCTCGATCCGCCACTCCGCGTAGAACCCGCTGGCCATCAGCTCGGCCCCAACAGCGCCAGCATGGAGGACGGCCAGCCCGCCAGGTCCCACACCTGCACCTGCACCACCTGGTAGGCGTCCGTTTCACCGGGCAGGGTGACCAGGCTGCCGAGCACGAACTGCGGGCCAAGCTCCGCCGCACCGTAAACCTCGGCCGTCGACACCGCCACCGCCCCAGAGGGGGTGATGTATCTCTTCCCCTGCTTAGTCACCATGACCTGCGGCACCACGACGGGGTCAGCCGTCATAGGGCCGTCCTGCCCGTCGCCGGTCCGGGTCTGCACAGTCA